GGCTTTGATGGCTGCACCGAAGTTCCCTGCTTCCCATGCTTCATCTCTGAGTCGCTGCATATCCCGAACACTTTTAGTTATTGTGACACCGTACTTGCTTTCGAGTTCAGTTCTCATTTCCTCCATGCGTTCTTTGATCACGGGATTATTTAGAAGCTGTACTGCGGATACGTTCGGGTTCTTGTACCCTGCTGATCTTGCCGAAGCTGTTTGCGTTAAATCCTTGTGGATGTAGTTATCCAAAAACTTCTGTTGCTGGGGACTGAGCCTGCGCTTCCCATGCTCTGGATTTTCCACCCCGACCTTTGGCATTTGTTTGACCTCACCTTTGCTACGGATAGGATACCGTTATAGGCCCATTAGCACAAGCCCATAACAAACCAATATTTCCCACATTCATTTGATCTGATCTGATCAATAACAACATCAGGGGGGGACGGTATATACCCCCCCCTGTATAGGGGGTGACGTAGTTGACGTAAATTAACCTATTGATTTTAAACAATAATCTACGTCAAAACGCACTCTTGACGCGATTGACGTAAACTACCTAAGTCATTGATAACACGAACAATTTTACATCAACATCAACTACGTCAAGTTTTGACGTGAAATAAGTTGACGTAGAATATCGTTTAAAATCAATGCATAAATTTTCTTATCTTTTTTACTTGACTGTCCTATGTGGTGTGGCTATACATGGGACATCTAGTAGAAACGGAGTATATATCATGAACAACGCAACGGATTACAACCTTAACGCATACGCATCAGAAATCGCTGTGGACATCTTCACCGAGCATTGCCTTGACCGAGACGCCGCGCAAGAAAGCGTTTGGCAATCAGTCGATGGTAGCGAATGGGTTATCTATCACCACAAGGCGCATGAGCTTTGCCTTAACTGCAACACCGATCAAGGCGAACAGGCCATTGATGATATGGGCGGCTTTCCCGCTAATTCAACATACAACAGCATGGCGTCACTGATTGTATACAATGAAATTGAGGCGCGTGTGAGCGATGCGCTAAACACCTTGTTTAAAATTGCAGAAGAAATGGAGGCCGCGTAATGTTTAAGGTAACTACAATCATAAAAGCACCATCAGGACGTTTTGTCTTTGTTGGCCGCGTTCATGAAATCCTCTGCAACACAAGCTACGATACGATTGCGGATGCCAAGTGCGCGGCAGTCGATTGCATGATGGCGATTGGCGAGACTTTCCCAGTAGCAATATCATCAGGGGAGGCCGCGTGATGCTTTACTTAACTCAAAACAATGGCCGCACCGTTGAGTGCAAAGGTTGGGAGGATGTCAAAAGCAACCTGACTGTCTACGTTAGCCCAAATGAATTTTTGCAGGCGCAAAGCATGATGAGGGCAGGCTGTGACCAATGGAATTTTGTTTACGGTTTTTGCGTTGATCGCGTATATAAGGAAGGAGCAAAGCAATGACATATGAAAAAGTTGTTTCAATTATGAGTGGCAATTTTCTAACTGAAGAAATTCCTTCAAACTGGCAGGGCATGGAACAGGATGATTTAGATAAATTTATTTTAGACCATGTTTCCTCGCCTTACGAAAATTGGGACATTGAGGATGTTTGGGCATTAATTGAGCAAGTTGGAAGCGCGGCTTTTGGCTTGCATGACTTAGGAGCAAAGCAATGACACAGAAAGCATATCTTCACTTAGTCAAGTACGCACTTGATTTGGGCCACAACATTTCAATTCATGATGGCGGCGAATTCCAAGTTAAGAATTCCAAGTCGTACAAGGCTATCAAGGACGCGATTGAGAGCGTTGACGATAGCGAGATTTACATCCGACAGCCTAATAACGATCATGTTGGCTGGGCTTATGTTGTGCTGTACGGCAACGATCCCGAAGAAACTGTGTCTGATTATGGAGACAATGGCTTTATGGATACATGGAACAACACTTATAATGCTTTACTGAAGGAGGATGCGTAATGCCTATGACAGCGAAAATCAAACTGCGGGACGTTGATAACTTAGTTATATCGTCCACGTCTATCACATCGGAACATTACGAAGACGGTCCTGATCCAGACGAATTTCTTAAAAACGCTTGGAAGATGGCCGACCAAATGGCAAACCACCTATCCTGCGCGGACGAATGGCGTCTGACCTTAACCTTTGACTTAGATTTGCGGGAAACTTTTGAAGAAATAATGGCAAAACAGGGGAGATCGTAATGAACCAGCATTCATCAATAACCATGATAGAAGGTGCTTCGGCACAAGTTGAGATTATCGAAAGTATGCCCGAAAGGGGAGATATTAGCGGGTACTTGCATACCGTTGCCCTTGCGACATTTTATTGGGAGGAAGAACAAGAATGGCCTGATTTTATTCAGCAGGTAGCCTCAGTTGCGGATCGTATGTTTGAAGAGTTTAATAAAGAAAGCGAACAAACCGTGACACAATACATTCAGTTTAAAACGGGGGGTATTTTGTGATGCTTGATAGGGACATGGTAAAGCGGGTTCTTGGCTGGCAACATGGTAAGTTTGCAGGCGTAAAGGTCTTAACGAAAGGCGGTAATGAACGCTATGTTTTGGGCCAAGTAGACGGCACGTCTTGTAACTCAGGCTTCATTTGCTGTTACTGGAACAACAGGCGCAAGCGTTTTAATTTAGGAAGCGTGTTAGCCATGATGTCTGACAATGGCCATACCTTTGTGTCGGGCCACCATTTTAGCAGTGAAAAGTGGTTAGAGGTAAATGTTGAATTACTACAAGGAGAGATGGCATGAAACAGGGCGTATTAGCACCTAATAGAGATATGCTCACTGATTGCGTACTGACAACGGTTGCGACTTGGGTAAGAGAAGATGCCCCCGATTTTGGCCAAAATAGGGAAGAGCTTTTTGACGACAAACTAAGCGAGTTTGTTTTGGAGTTATTTAACAAAAGGGAGCAGTTCTGATGAGGTTCTTGCAACAAACAAACGCTGATGGCGGGGTTCAATTAGTTCCCGCCACTCAGGTTTCGGTTACCCGACATGAGCTTGAATGGCTGATTGAGGGAATAGATACGCTTATTCTGCCCGATAGATCGAAGCGGATTAAACGTGCGCTTAAACGTGCGCTTAATGAGATCAAGGAACAACAAGGGGAGGACGCATGAACCTAACTGAGTTCGCCGCGCTGATTGGTTTCGCCTGCGGTATTGTCGTTGGCGGGGCTGTCTGCTTTTTAGCTTTAATATTTTTATGGGTGTGTTGATGGATTTAGGAAATTGGGAAGACAAGATTATTTTTGTGGTTAGCACTATTCTGGTGCTGACTTGGATTGTGGCAGTATCAAAAGGATTGATTTAATGACTAAGAAGACTTACAAACCGTGGACTAATAAAGAGCATAATAGACTTGCTACCATGCACGAGAACAAGTTACCGATTAAGGAGATTGCGAAGGCTTTAAATCGCACTCCATCATCTGTAACAAACCGGATTTCTAAAATTAAGGTAAAGGACGTTCCTCGCAAGTTCGCCATGATTAGCGAGCAAACAATTTTTGAACCTGAGCAGAAATTCTTTGACAAGTACATTAAATGGATTGATCGTGTGGTTTTTAGGCGTTAGACTTTAGTTGAAGAGTATGGGGATACTTTTCGCACTGCTCGACAAACTCCCTCGATTTGTAGTGACTTTTTGGTTAAGGTTTGCACTGCAAATCGGGGGTTTTTTGTTTAGATAAGTTTATTTACTTTATCTATTGACCTAATACATAATAAATGTTACCTGTTAGTCCTAGCAACAAAAGGACTTATTATTATGGCAAAGTGGAAGGAAATTCCGTTGGGAAAAGTAAAAGATTATTTCGTCACTGACGAACCGAAGTTAGGCGTTTGCCCTGAGTGTAAAGGCGAAGGCAAACTAGAAGTAACTGTGGAGGTTGATTCCTTCCGCGATGAAGATTGCGATATGTGCAATGGTTCTGGCAAAATTGAGGTGGACGAAGATGAGTGAACGACCAACATTTAGATACTTGCTTGACCGCTTGGAGGGAGTAACAACGCAGTCCGACTTGTCCGACTTGCGCGATGAGTTTCAAGGGTATTTGCCTTTGGATCAGTACGAAGAGAGCTATGATGTCAATTCTGCTCTTGACGACGTAAAACGTGACTACATTAGGAGAGCTATTGACAAAAGTAAAAACTTAAAAAATGCTGCTAATTTATTAGGTTTAAAAAGTTACCAAGTTTTACAAAATTGGATGTATAAATTGGATATTGAAAAGTGATAGCGGCGGCAGCGTGTTTGTCTCTTGCTTTGTATCACGAGGCAAGGGGTGAACCGCTTTTAGGTCAGTTGATGGTTGCAAGAGTTATTGTTAACCGCATGGAGTCAAAACGCTGGCCTTCCTCTATGTGCGGTGTCATTACGCAAGATCGACAATTCTCTTTCTATCGCAAGGACAAGACCCCGAAGCCTAGAGACGAGATAGCGTGGGCCAAGGCACAGAAGCTTGCTGTTGAGATCATAAAAGACCCCGACATCTTGCCTTTTAGCACTGCAAATCATTATCATACACCAAATGTTTTTCCAGTTTGGCGCAAGGGACTTCACATGATTGCGCGTATTGGAAACCATATCTTCTATTCGTATGACCACCCGACTGCGGTAAAGACTAGCGTTAGACCTAAATCAAGAAGGGATTAATACGATGGCGATTAACAAAGAGCGATTAAGCCCAGAGAGAATAGAAGTAATTGTATCGGGAATCTTGCAAGAGGTTCCCGAATCT